ATTTGGCCGCAAGTGGGCGCTTAGTGGCCAACCGCTAAAGCCCACCGAAAAACGAGAGGGTGACTGGTGGGATAGGGACAGATTTCCGGCTAGCCGTAGCGAGGTCAAACCAGCTGTTGCGTTGAAATTACCCTTAGACAGTCCGCTGTATATCGGCAATACCGTCGAGTACGCCGGTTTCGCAGTCAATAACCCTGAAGCGACAATCAACGGAAAAACCTACGCAGATCAGCGCGGCAGAACGTCCAAGGGAGGAAACCCTGACTGGTTTGAGGTTTACACCACCCACGAAGAAAACGCCGAAATTTTCAACGACATAACTAAGGCGTTCGTAGCCCTGGGTAAGGGCTTTAAACCGGCTGTATAGTGTAATAGTCAAGTCTAATTTTTCATGGCTGGTACAAGAGCAATCGACAAGCTGCGGAAGGCGTTTAGCGTCGAAGCCCGCAGCAGCTACACGATCAAAAATGGCGACGAAGTTGTCCTGAAGGTGTTTTGGCGTGCTTTGACGATCGCCGACCGCGATCGGATCAACGACGTGATCAAAAGCCTGAACAAGGGCGACGACGAGAACAGCCTGGAGTTTGCACTCCAAACCATTATCCAGAAGGCTGAGGACGAGGGTGGCGCCAAGCTGTTCAGCCAAGGCGACCGCGCCGCACTGCGCAACGAACTGCCAATGGCTGTTCTACTGGACATCATGACCAAGATGCAGGGCATGGCAGAGGGGGTAGAGCCGGAGGCCGTCAAAAGCGCAGATTGATAAGGACCCGCAGCTTTACCTGCAGTTCTTTATCGCAGAAACGTTGGGCATGACGCTGGCCGAATTACGCCAGCGCATGTCCACGGAAGAGCTGTACGCCTGGAGCGCTTACTTGAACCTCAAGTCTGAGCGTGAGGAGAAGGCGTACGAACGCGCCCGTCAGGAGGCCCAGTACCGCAGAGTTCGCTAATCTGGATCTACTAGGCGGGCGTTTTCTGTGGCTGGCGTCAACTACGAAGTTAATATCCAGCTGAACGCTAAGACGCTCGACAAGCAACTTGGCGACCTCGAAAAAAGGGTAAACGACCTCAAGAAAAACCTTGCCGCGCCATTACGAACAGAAGAGCGTGCCGCCAAACAAGCCGCTGCAAGTGCCGAAAAACGTGCACGTCTTGAAGATCGGGCCGCAGCTGCACAAGTAACGCGGGTAAATTTAGGCCAACGATTAAATCGCCTCGAAGAAGAAGGTATCAATGTAAGTAAAGGGCGAACAATTATTAACCGTTCTTTGAAAGCATATGAAGAAGGACGTATTCAAACAGCCCGAGCGCAAAACAGCCTGGCACGTACATATATCACGCAGCTAGAAAGACAATTAAAGGTCGGCGTAAAAACAGGCCGTATGCAGGCCGAAAGCATCGACGCATTGTATAAAGCCCGCGTAAAACGCTATACATTAGATCAGCAGATTCGTCGATTAGAAGAAGCGGGTATAAACACAACCAAATTACGTGCACAACTAGGCGAAGCCACCACAGCACAGGCACGTAGACAATTCGGAAGCTTTAAACAGATAACAGGTGAACTGTCTCTAGCGATTCGCAAAGAACGTGACAAGTTAGCTCTACAAAAACGCCAAACCCGCGAACTGGAGCGCCAAGCAAAGCTTGCAGGTGGTGCAGCAGCAGGCGGTCTTGGTCTCAGGCGGCTTGCTTTAGGCGCCACGCCACTTATCAGCCGCCTTGAGCAAATTACGGCTCCGGCTGGCCAGCTCGCGTTACCGAGCACCCAAATGCTCAAACCGGATATTAAAGGGATTCAAAGAATAGAGACTATAGAAGATCAGCGAGCTCGACATGTAGAACGTCGGGCGGCCGCAGAAAAACGATCAGCCGCCTACGGAAAAGATATCCTAAAAACTTCTAGAGCTTCCGCTAAAGCCGGAGAACGTAGCGCTAAAGCAGCAGCAAAAGAGAGTAGAGAACGTGCCAAGACCGCGGCATCACGTCTACAGGGCGTAGCACTTGGCGCTGGTTTTCCGCTGTTGTTTGGTGGTGGTCCAGGTTCAATCATCGGTGGTGCAGCCGGCGGTTTAGTCGGAGGTCCTGGCGGATTTGCCGCTCAGATCGGATTGAGCGCACTCGGACAACAGTTAGATATTTTTACTGCCGGTGTAATTGAGCTGGGACAAGCGCTCAATCCTCTTACGGCAGATGTAGACAAAGTCATCGAAAAAACGGGGCTAGTCGGGACTAAGACCGCCGCGTACATAAAAGAACTGGAAAGTGCTGAGATGTCCGCACTGGCACTCGAAGCGGCTACAGCAGAAATGACCGTAATCGTTGGTGATGATGGTGTACTGGCACTGAAGGAATTTGGCGGCGAAGCTTTGCGCTTCCAAAACCAGTGGTCTGTTGCAATGTCCCAGATGGGTGCCGCATTAGCGGAGTTCCTCGGTCCTGCGATCACAGGAATAACCGACATGCTGCAAAACACAAACGCCCTTCGAGCTGCTGCAGCATCTAGTGATGTCCAGCTCCAGCAACTTTCTAGGGACTATGAGAAAGCCCGCACAACAGGTATTCTGTTCGGCGGCGGCCCGGAAAAAGAGCAAGAACTACTGGATAAAATTAAAGTACGCCTCGAAGAAATCAGAGAGATTGAGAGAGGGCGTGTCAAAGTGAGGGCTGACCTAGAAGAGACCACACAAAAGCATTTAGAGTCTCTCGAAAAAATAGAAAAAATACTAGACAAAACCGGCAAAGATCTTGATGACTTAATAACAAAAACGTACGATCAACAGGTTGCAGCTAAAAAAGCTTTGGCCCTTAAGTACATAGAGTACGATTTAGTTTTAGCCACTACTGCTGAAGAAAAAACTTCACTCAAGTTTGCTTTAGAGCGAGAGAAGCTTGTTCAGTCACACAATGCAGCAATGGATAGCGCATTATCGGTTTTGGAGCAGCAGCTTTTAACTGAGCAGTTCCGATACGATCTGGCCATATTAAAAATTAAACAAGGTAAAGAGGAGGCGGAAAATGTAAAAGCGTTTAATGAATTAGTTGCTAAAGGTGCAGATAAAGAGATTAAAGCACTACACGAGAAGATCGGTTTGCAGCAACAATTAAATGACGCACAGAGACAACAACTGCAACTAGCCGATGCAATTTCGGGAACTCTAAATGTTGGAATGACGCAAACTTTTGATTTGCTTATTACCGGAGCTGAAAACTGGGGAATGGCTTTGCGCGATATAGCTGCGAATGTTTTACAGGGTATCGCACGTCAGTTAATTCAGATTTACGTGATAGAGCAGGCCGTATCGTTCATGCGGAATCTACTTAGTCCGACCCCGGCATTATCCCTGCCAGGTCTTTCCGGAACAGGTTCATTGGCCCAACCCGGAATTCTGCCTGGTATATCCAGTGGTCTTGGCGGTGTACCCAGTTATGGAGGACCTAGGGCAAAAGGTGGCGCAGTATCTGCTGGTAGCTCCTATCTCGTCGGCGAGCGCGGTCCCGAACTGTTTGTCCCCGGCGCCCAAGGCAACATCGTCCCGAACAGCGCAATGGGTGGCGCCAACATCACCGTGAACGTCGATGCCACTGGCTCCAGCGTCCAAGGCAACCAACCTGATGCCAGCCAACTGGGACGTGCCATTGGTGCTGCGGTGCAGGCAGAATTGGTTAAGCAGAAGCGTCCGGGAGGTCTACTCGCCTAATGGCTACCTTTCCGTCAATAACGCCAACCTACGGCGCACAAAAGACCAGCCAGCCTCGCGTGCGCACCGCGCAGTTTGGTGATGGTTATAGCCAGCGCCTGCGCTATGGCTTAAACACCGACCCTAAGCAGTGGGACTTGACCTGGAACGTATCCGAAACCGACGCGGACACGATCGAAACGTTCCTTGAAGCCCGCGCTGGTGCTGAGGCTTTTGACTGGACGCCAGTTGATAGCAGCACGTCCTACAAGTGGATTTGCCAGCAGTGGAGCAAAACAATCCCTTACGTCAACCGCGCCACCATCACCGCCACTTTTGTGCAGGTGTTTGAACCATGAGTGAGATGTTTCAGGAGCTGCTTAGCTCCAACCCCTACGCGATCATCGAGCTGTATGAGCTGCACCTAGATCAAGAGCTGCATGGCAGCACTGAGATTGTGCGCTTCCATGCTGGGGTTAACGAGCTGCAGTTTCCTGATTCAATCCTTTGGCAAGGTCAGCCATATCAACCACTACCGATTGAGGTTGATGGTTTCGAGTACAACGGCACTGGTCAGCTCCCGCGCCCAACAGTTCGTGTCTCCAATCTGTTAGGCAGCATTTCGGCATTGCTGCTTGGCGTCAATGAGATCACCCCAGGCAACGATCTGACTGGCGCAAAATTCATCAGGATCAGGACGCTAAGCCGATTCCTTGACCCTAAAAATTTCCAAAGCCAAGTCAATCCTTACGGCACCCCCGCGAATGAGGAGATGCCGCGTGAGATTTACTACATCGACCGCAAATCAGCAGAAAACCGCGAATTTGTTGAGTTCGAGCTGGCTAGCGTATTTGACCTTGCTGGTGTGCGGGCACCCAAGCGGCAGGTAATTGCGAATGTTTGCCAGTGGAAATATCGCGGTGCTGAATGCGGCTACACCGGCACAAATTACTTTGACGAATATGACAACCCTTTGGGGTCAAGCCCCGCGACTAATTTCAATGCAACCTCGTTCGGCAATGATCTGTCCGCTGGCCAGACGCTGAATGAAGGTGATGCGCTGGTTTCATCCAATGGCTGGTTCCGCACGTTAATGCAAAGCGACGGCAACCTTGTGACGTATCAGAAAAATGGTCAGGTCGTTTGGGCGTCAAACACTAATTACGGCGATGGCACATATACAGCCGTAATGCAAACCGATGGCAACTTTGTCATCTACAACGGCGGCTCAGCAATTTGGGCAACCAATACGCCGGCTCAAGCCGTATTGAGCAGCATTTCGTTTATTGATTGGTATCCGACCGATGTGCTATCGGGACGCTCTGGTGGCTTTGGTTATGAATGTGTTGGCGCAAGTCCTTTTGCATCAGGTTTGACGACTACCAGAACACAATCTTTCACGCTTGGTAGCCGCTCAATCACGGTGGAATTTGAGTTCTACTCAACTGAGTTACCTCCCGATCATTACACCGGAGCAACGTATGCCTGGAACGGGATTAATAGCGCAACGATTACCGCAAGCTCCGGTACGTTTTACCAAGGAGAGGTGATCAACTTGGTGAAAACTTTAAGCTCAGGCAATCCTTTTAGAAACAATCATCCTCAGGTTTATACGTTAAGTAGCGCCGGTCCTTCTTATGTTGTCACCACCGTTAGTGGCAACAGCAATAACACTTTGACGCTTGGGAATAGCGGGAACCTTACCCTCGCTACAAGTGGCGGATCACAGCTCTGGTCGGCTGGGGTAAGCGTCACCAGCGAACCCTTAGTTCAGACAGGCACCGCTAATCCCTTGGAGGATGTTTGCGGCAAACGCATCACTAGCTGCAAAAAACGCTTTGGTGAATACGCCGAATTACCGTTTGGCTCATTCCCGTCTGTTGGCACGTTCTACTCATGACCTATTGGAAGCATGACGCGATGGCACATGCCCTGGCTGATGCGCCCAGGGAGGCTTGTGGCTTGGTCGTTGTGGTCAAAGGGCGTGAGCGGTACTGGCCATGCAAAAACCTTGCTGCTACCGATGACTTCTTTGTTTTAGACCCTGAGGATTACGCCGCTGCTGAGGAGGCTGGCGAGATCTTGGCAGTCTTCCATAGCCATCCCAAGTCACCAGCACAGCCAAGCGAGGCGGATCTGATGGCGTGTGAAAAGTCCGGCTTGAAGTGGATTATCTGCAACCCCGGCACAGAAATGTGGTGCGAGTTTGAGCCAAGCGGCTACAAACCACCGCTGCTGGGTCGTCAATGGGTTTGGAGCGTCTCCGACTGCTGGACCCTCGTCCGCGACTGGTACAAGGAGGAATGGGACTTGGACTTGCCTGATTGGGAGCGTCCGGCGACTGCCCAAGAGTTCCAGCAAGCGCCGATGTTTGAGGCGTGTTTTGAGGAGGCAGGCTTTGTCAATTTGGGGCAGGAGCAGCCTGAATTTGGCGATGCAATTTTGATGCGCCTTGATGGATCGCCCGGCTTGAATCACGTTGCCGTCTATGTGGGCGAACAGCGGATTTTGCATCATCTAACGGGGCGGCTCAGTAGCAGGGACGTTTGGGGCGGCTACTATCAGAAGAACACCGGGCTGATCGTCAGACACAGGAGCAGGTGCTGAAATGTTCCGCGTCATCAAGGTCTACGGCAAGCTCGCCAAGCATCTAGGACAGCGGAGCTTCAAGGCTGCGGTGAAGACACCTGCCGAGGCAATCCGCTTTTTGCTGGCCAACTTCCCAAGCTTGCGCGGCGTGATGAGCGAGGGCGATTACAAGTTGAGCGTGGGTCGCAACGAACTTGAGATTGGCGATCACCCGGAATATATCCACCTGCCGTCGGCATCATTTGAGCCAATCAGG